TGCTCGCTCGAGGAGATGGTCGCCGACGATCAGACGACGCTTCCCGTGCAGCCGATCACGATCGCGTCGTGGCTCGCCGAGGCAGTGGCGGGAACGAGCGCAGCACAGGCCGGCGATACCGGCGTACTCGTGCCGATGGTCTGGGGCACACCGGGCGCGACCACGGCGGCTGGTAGCCCGGCTCCGATCATCGGGACGAGCGGCTCGCTGGTCTACCTGGGGATTGCCTGTCATTACGTCGAGGCGTTCTCGGTGGACATCATCGACAGCGCCGGCACGACGGAGACGTTCGTCGTGTACTACACCGACGTGCGATCCTACTTCGGTGTGACGCGCGGGATGCCGGTCGTCGCGTGGGTCGTGCTCAACACGGGCACCACGTCGCTCGTGCTGACCGACCCGCTATTCGCCATATGGAATAACGGCGCGGCGCTCGTGGACGAGAGCAGTCAAGCCATCCGTGGCGTCGGCGATCTCCTCGCGCACGTCCTTCGCACGTCGGCACTGCGGGTGGACTACGGCCGCGTCGATGCCGTGCGTCCCCTGCTCAACCAGTACCAGACGAGCGGGTACATCGATGAGGTCGTGGCGCTCGGGGAGTACATCGCCGAGGTGCTCGGCGCCGTGTTCCCGTTCGCGATGGCGGGCGGGCAAGGTGGCGTCTATCCCTTCCTCTGGCCGGTCTACCCGAACGCCACATCGGCGATCACGGTCCTCTCGACCGACCTCGACCCGAACCTCGAGCGCGTGGGGCGCATCGCCTACGAAGGCTCCGACGAGGTCGCGACCGACATCGAACTGCGGTACACCTGGAACCCGCAGACCGAGGGCTACATGGTCGCCCGCTCGGTGGGCGGCGAGGTGTCCGTCGCTGACCCCGACCGCATCACGATCGCGCAGCTCATCGGCCCGAGGTCGCGCTACGGGCTTCGGCGCAAGGTGCTCGAAACGACGGTCGTGCATGACGCGACGACGGCTAGCAAGGTGCTCCTCGCTCAGGCGGCACGCTACGGACAGCCGGCGCGCATGGTGCAGTACATCGCGCCGCGCCGGTACGGATGGCTTCGGCGTGGCGATCTGATCGCGCTCACCGACATCGAGGTCGCGGCCTCGTCGCAGCTCTGCCTAATCGAAGGCGTGCAGTGGACCGAGGACGGCGCGCTGACGCTCACGCTGCGATACATCGAGGCGGGGGCCTAACCATGGCGCGCGTACCGCTCACACGGAACAGCACCGGACAGTTCGCCCGCGTGGCGCAGCTGGTAGCCGGGACGAACGTCACGATCTCCGAGAGCCTTACCGGCGAGGTGCTCACGGTGACGGTTGCCGCGTCGGGTGGCGGCGGCGGCGGCGGGACGCCGGCCTCGTCGGTCGTGAGCGAAACCTCTTTCGGGCAGAGCCCGGCCGTAGGAACCTCGACGGACTACGCCCGCGGGGACCACACGCACGGCACGCCGGCCGTACCTGCTCACTCTGTCCTGTCCTCGCTCGGATGGACCTCGAGCGGGCACACCGGCAGCAACACCAGCGTAGCGGCGTTCAATGGATCGGGAGTTGCACAGGCAGTGCAGGCGACCGCAGACGAGACGATGCTCGTTCGTCGTGGTGGAACGCTCCAGTGGGTGGCCATCGTATCGGCTCTTTCGTTGATGAACGATCCAGAGACGAACGAGGACTTCATCCTCGACCAGATCACCACGTCTAGCGCCGAAGTGGCGCCGGGGGTCATCTCCTAATGGCACTCACTCCGCTCAACTGGAAGTATGTCGGTACGGCCACGCTCGCGTCCAGCACAGTGCCGAACATGCTCGACGCGATCTATACACTCGGGACGGCAACGACATATGCGAACGGCACGACGCGCACGCCCGGCAGCAATAGCGCCTGGACATGGGCACGCCAGCAGATCAGCGGAACGACCGAGGCCGCATATGGCAACCCACCGACCAATGCGCTCGGGATGCGGTACATCCTCGGCGGCACGACTTCGACAGCGCGTGCATACACGCTGCTGACGCCGGACACGACTACGTCGGTCAACTGCATCGTCGCTGGCATGAACCGAGGCAGCGGGGCCTATGGCAACTGGTACGACGCGCAGCCGTTCACGTCGGGCTTCTCGGGCTACTGGCGTGCATCTCGCCTCTTCTCTGCCATCGCCTACGACCGTGTGGCGATGTGGGAGTCTCAAGAGGGATGCATCATCCAGATGTTCATCGCTTCTTCCGCTGCGTCTACGTCAACGCTTGCGATAGGCGCGCTCATTGACCCGCTCTCGACGGCAGCTGGAACGGCAGAGAGCGATGGGCGCATTTACTGCATGAGCGCGCAAGGAAGCACGACCAATATGTCCGCGACGTGGGCAAGCATCGGAGCCGCCGACGGCGGTTTCCTCGGGCACTACACAGTAAACATCAGCTCACACTTCGGCGCGTTCAATAACGGAGCCACCACGGTCACCGGTCTAATCCGCACGCTTGCGCCGATGACCTCGACCTCCTTCCCGACCGGGTGGGCCAACCGTGCCGGCGAGATTCCGCGGATCCCTGTGCAGGTAAGTCAGTTCAACTCTACGTACTGGGGGCAGCTGCGCGAGATGTACTACACCTCGGACGCCGCAAGCACGACAACGTGGCGCTATCTCGGCGTCGAGCAGGGATACGTTGTCGCCTACCATCCATCCACGGCGGGCGATGCCCTGCTTCTCAAGGTCTGACATGGACTGCACCGATTACATCCTCTCCGTCGTGTCGGCGAACCCGAGCGTCGTTACGATCGATCTTCAGGCTGGCTGCACAGTGGACGCCACGCGCCTCCCGGCTGGCGTGACGGTCGAGCCGTGGGCAGAGGACTGGAGCGAGGGCCTCGACGCGAACGGCGTTCTGGTCGTGCGTTTCCGCGCATAGTGCGCTAGTATCGGCACATCGGATGGGGGTCTGATGAGCGCAGAAACACCGACAGCGTGGACGCAGAAGATGGTCCCCGTTCCTGTGTGGGCGCTCATGGCACTTGGTGCGGCGATGGCCGGCGGGGGCGGACTCCTCGGCATGTCTCAGGCCGAAGCCTCGGGGACCATCGACCCGGCACAGATGGAGCAGATGCTCTCCTCGCAGCGCCGTATCGAAGGTCGCCTCGACGCTATCGAGCGCCAGTTGGCGACCGTCGCCGCGATGGCTCACACGCACACTGGAGTGATCAATGCCCCTCTCCCCTGACGAGATCGTGAAGCTTCCGGCCGAGGTCATGGACCTCATCGCCGCGATCAAGGACGCCCGCGCCGTGGACGGCGACGGCGGCGCGAAGATCACGCGCGCCGAGAAGAAGCTCCTCCTCACGAAGGCCGCGCGCCTCGTGTGGCTCCTCACCACTGACGCGCTCGACTAGGAGACACGATGCCCGCTCTCGATCTCTCTAGCGTCACCCAGTTCCCGTACACGTCGAGCACGACGACGCCGGGCTCTACGAACGTCTGCCGTATCGTTCTGCTCCCCGTCGGCGTTCCGCTGAAGTTGACCCTGCACAACCGCGACAAGTCGAGCAAGGATCTGGTCATGAGTTTCGACCAGACCTTGACCGATGGCGGTGCCGCGCCGGCCACCTACTTCGAGATCGAGGATCCGTGCTCGATCCGTTGCGGCGCAAACCGTCGCAGCGGGTTCGCGTCGGTGACGCAGGTTGCGATCTTCTCGCCGTCACACACGGCAGTGAACTGCGAGATCCTCCTCGAGGAGGGCGAGCTCTAATGGAGCCTATCCACGTCGAGGAGCCGGCCGTCGAGGTCGTGCCTCCCGAGCAGACTCCCGAGAAGGATGCGATCGTCGCCAGCGTGACCGATGATGCGCTCGTCATGGCGCACGAGGCGCAGGCTGCGACCCCGTCGCCCGAGGAGATCGTCAAGATCGCCGAGGGCGCCGAGGACGGCGGGATGGTCGGCGTGGTCCTCGCCGTCGTTGCGGTCCTCGGGGGCGGCGCGGCGTGGAAGTTCTACAGCCAGTCGAGCAAGCAGAAGGCCGAGCTCGCCAACAAGCAGGCCGAGCAGGCGCACGAACTGGCGATGGCCGAACTGAACGCGAAGATGCAGGGGCCTACCACGAGCCCGCCGCAGTGCATCGCGGCGCACACCTCGCTCGAGGCGCGGATCGCAGCGGTCGAGGCCAAAGCCTCGCGCATGACCTTGCCAGACTTTCCCGACGACTTCGACGCCGAGCTGCTGATCGCGCGCGTCGAGAAGCTCGAGAAGGCAGCGAAGAAGAAGCCATCGCCCGCTGGGAGGAAGCCGTGAACCTGTCTCCGCACTTCACCTTTGACGAGCTCACGCGTACCGGGCAGACGGCGCTCCAGGTGAAGAACCGCGAGGAAGCACAGGCGTGCATGGGCGCGCTCACGGCGCTTGCGGTCACGATCCTCGAGCCCATCCGTGCGAAGTACGGCCCGATCAAGATCAACAGCGCGTTCCGCGGTCCTGCCGTGAACACGGCAGTCGGTGGCAGCAAGACCTCGCAGCACATGAGCGGACAGGCTGCGGACATCGTCGTGCCGGGGCATCGCCTCGAGGACGTGTTCGCGTGGATCGTGAAGGAGAGCGGGCTCCCCTTCGGTCAGGCGATCCTCGAAGGCCCCGGCGGCAAAGTCTCTTGGATTCACATTAGTCTCGGCGAGCCGTGGCGTGCGAAGGACAAGTCGCGTCAGGCGCTCACTTGGGACGGCAAGACTTACGCGCCGTGGAAGGGCTAGACGTTTCGTGTGCGGTCGAGGTCGGCGAGGTGCTGTCCATCGCCGATCCTAGACTGCACGACTGCGCGTGGCCCGAGGGCCTCACGCTCACGGCTCACGTCATCGAGGTGGATCCTGTCGTGGTGCGCGTGCGCGTGACCACGCATCGGCTCTGCAACGAGGCCGACGACGAGGCCGCACAGGTACGTCGCGTCTGGCGCCGTGCCGTCGCGAAGGCGCGTCAGGCGTGGGGTCCAGAGTTCACGGTCGAGACAGTGCGCGGTGACTGCTCCGATGCCGTGCGCTCTGCCGACGTAGACGTGCTCGAGACACGATAGCGGACAACACGCACACGATTACTCGCGAGAGCAACTGGACCATCGCGCCCACTAGGAGCACGATGGTCGCCACGGTTAGCCACGCGAGCATCACTCGACCATGTGCGCGAAGAGCGTCCCGAGCGTGAACCGGATGCGCGCACGCGCGATCTCGGCGTACTCGGGCGACAGCTCGCACCCGATGAAGCGCATCCCCTCAAGCATCGCCGCGCGCCCCGTAGAACCGGACCCGGTGAATGGGTCCAGCACGAGGCCACCGGGCGGCGTGACCATCCGCACGAGGTAGCGCATTAGGTCGGTGGGTTTCACTGTCGGATGCACGTTCTTCGGCACGTCTCCGAGCATCTCGTCGCGGTCCTCTCCGCTCGCCTTCGCCGTGTAGAAGTACCGTGCCGCGTCGCGGAGGCCCTCGGTCGCCTCATCGCTTCCGTCGTGCAGGACGTTGGCGGGCCAACGGCCTAGGCCATCGATGACCTCGCCATAGCCTCGTTGAAGCATCCCCGTGCCGGGAGCATACAGGCCCTTGTCCTTTTCCGTGGCGGTGAGCCGGGTGCCTCCATCCGTTCCAACCCTACACCCGTCCACATTGATCGCCCCCGTACCGTACCGCAGCACGTTCGCCGCGACGGTCCCGGCCAGCGGCTTCCGCGCCATGCAGATCGGCTCGTGCGCTGGCTTTAGGGCAGTGCCCCAGCCGGACCAGCGGCGGGCGTCGTCGGTGGCGGGGGCGGTGATGTCGGGTGCCACTTGCCAGCCGTCTCCCATGGCGAGCCTTCCGTTCGTACTCCCAGGTTGGGGATGCTTTCCCACGACCTCCCGCTCCGCACCCGCCGCCTTGTCAATGGCCTTCGACACGTCGAGCGACTTCGGGAACCCGCTCCCGTAGAGCCACATGATCTGGTCGCGCACGTCGAACCCTGCATCCTCGATGGCGCACGCCATGCGGTGATAGGTCCGCGACCCCGAGAAGGCGAGCAGGTGCCCGCCGGGCTTCAGCACCCGCAGGGCCTGACGCCACACCTCAAGGTCGTAGGCGATCCCGCTGGCGTCCCACTTTCGTCCCATGAAGCCAAGTTCATAGGGCGGGTCGCACACGACAGCATCCACACTATCGGCATCGAGCGTGGACATGCTCTCGCGGCAGTCGCCGACGAGGATGCGCGCCCTCATGGGTTGACCTTCGCGTGGTACGCCGCGCGCATCTGCCGGTTCTCCTCGCGTACCTGCTCGAGCGCCGCGAGGCCCTCGGCAAGCACCTCACCGGGCGTAACGCCCTGGTGCTCTGGGTTCGCGCAGCGCCACGCGAGACGACGGAGAGCGGACTGTGCCCGGTCGATAGCCGGGCAGGTGTGACCGGGGGGCTTCAACGCTCACTCCGCATCGCCGCATCGATCAGGCTCGCGACCTGCGCGCGGTCCATGTTCTCGGTGGGCTCGTCACGAGTGTATGCACTATTCACGTCCACGAGGCCCATGGACACGGCGGCGCCCTCGGCCTGACGCTGGGCGTCCTCGAGCGACGACGCCCGGCCACGCTGGTCGGTGATCGGGTCGCGGGTCATCAACTCCCACGAGTAGTGACCGGCGGCGCTCTGGTTGACGATGAGGTGAGCCCCGTCCCGCAGCGAGTGGGTCCAAGCGATGTGCGTCATGGGCTTGCTGATGGCGATCACGGTCCAGTCAAGGATTGGCATCGGATGCTCCGCAGAGAAGGTAATGGATGCTGCGCGTGAGCAGCACGTCGTTGAGGCAGTACGCCGTGATGGCGTCCTTCTTGCCAGCGAGCCACATCGGGTAGACCTCGGAGCCGTGACCCGTCTTGCCCTCGAGGCCGAGCAACTCGGAGAGGTCCGCGAGGCTCACGCGCTCCCGCGACGGGAAGGCCATGAACATCGTGTCGGTCACCCGCTTGCGGTGATCCGCGTTCACGTCGTGGAACCATGCCGCGAGATTGTGCCGCAGCCGTGCAGCCGTGAGGTGCAGCCTCGGGAGGTCGAACCCGAGGACGTTGTGCCCGACGACGTAAGCCGACCATGCGTCATGCTCGCGCAGCCACCACTCCAGCTCGGTGAGCATGCGGCGCTCGTTGTCGTCGTCGATCCCGCCGAGGAACGTCATGCCGCGCACCTCCCGGCCGTCATCGAGGGCGACCCCGATGCACGCGATGCGCGAGACGCGCCAGTCGAGGGCCGAGCGTCCCCACTCGCGGTCGAAG